ATGGTTCCATGGCGTAGGGAGAATGTTACAGCAGCCGGCACCCTTGGAGGCTCCACTATCACCGCCGACGATCGTTATTGGGCCTTTGCTTGGGTCGCCACTGCTCGGAATGGCGATTATCAGCTTGGAGGACCTAGAGGCAATGTTGGTGATGACGCGACGCGTACTGCCAGCAACTGTTTCATGCGCGGTTTGAAGGAAAACATTCACATCGAGACAAGCTCTGGGAGGCCATGGTTGTGGCGTCGCATTGTTTTCACTTTCACTGGAACCGAACTTCTCACCGACAACGACGGGGATCCCTTTGATTTATGGATGGAGACCAGCGCGGGTTTTGTCCGTGCGGTTACCCAGATGACCCCGAATACGGCCGCCCCCACCATCGATATGTGGAATAAGCTCGCTTCGATCTTGTTTAAGGGTCAAGCTAGTGAAGATTGGGTGGATCTCATGACCGCCAAGGCCGACAACCGAAGGGTTAAAATATTGCATGATCACGTCACACCAATCAGATCTGGCAATGAAAGTGGGGTCTTACGTAACATCAAGCGTTGGCACCCATTCAACAAGACGCTTATCTACAACGACGATGAAGAAGGAGGTGGCAAACAAATGCCTCTCTTGTCGGTTAACAATCGTCAGAGCATGGGAGACGTTTACGTCGTTGATTTGTTTGATTCAGGCACCAACACAGGCACGGTCGAAGACAGTTTGTTTTTCTCGCCTGAAGCTACTCTGTATTGGCATGAAAGATAGTTTCCCCTACGTAAATGAAATCGCAATTTCCCTCTAACCATTCCCTGTCCACGCTAGTGATATCCTCGTCCCTTGGATCGTTATTCGCTAGCCAGATGCTGGGCTTGCCCCAGGAAATGATTGTAGGATCTCGATAGAGCTGCTTGACCTGGAACTGCATTTGTCCTCCAAGCCAGTTCTTGAATTGGGGGACGTATTTGAGTCCTCCCATATCGTCAAAGACTGCGTATCCAACCTCGGCAAATCGCATTGCCTCGGATCCTGAGTAGAGTCCACAGAAGTAAATGTGTTCTCCCAGAGATCTGGCCCAAACCGTCTTTCCAACTCTGGTTGGTCCATAGACAACCACTGACCTTGGCCTGCCTAAAGTCACGTGACGTGAGCCGAGCGAAGCGAGCGAGAGGAGACGAAGTCTCCGGAAGGGACCCCGTGCCCCCGCGAGGGGGCCAAGGAGGGGGCCATGCTTACCTGTTCGAGTTCGTACGCACTCCACAAGTCGTGATTCGGGTCCAGGATCCCCGAATTCTCTTTCTCTTCCTGAAGGAGTTCCTTCAGGAATTGAAAGTCTGGGTTCACATACCCAACTAACTCCAAGAGTTCCACTGCTCCAAGCATTGAGTTCGTCCATGCTTCCACCACTGAACCACCCCTTAGGCGTCTCATAGCTTCCTCTGCTCGGTGCATACTTCCAATCCGCATACTTGGTGATTGCTGGGAAAGAACAGATGAGAGCTTTCGGAGCATTCCTTGCGAGTAACGCAAAAAACTCATCTCGAGTTTCTGCTTCCACGAGTTCAGCCCACGCGCTAGCATCCGAAGATACTCGAGTTCCATTTCCTTCCCCTCCGGGTCTTGTGAGTTCTCCAGCAACAATATCGTGGTCTTTTGTCGCGTAGTCGTAGCCTCGGCCAGCAGATCCTCTAGAAGGCACGATGTTCGGATGGTGACCGTCCACATCGAAGCACCGTGCATTTCGAAATCTACGCTTCCGTTGGAAATCGACAAAAGCGTGGAAGTGAATTCCGCCATCAGCGTGACGTTCTCTGCCGATGATGAAAGAGCCAAATTTTCCAAGATGTTCCGACAAGTGTCCAATGTCGAGGTTATCGGACTGAGGATAGGTGAGGAGGACATATTTGCAATGTAAATTGAATGAAGACTGAGTGTCCCTGGGCATTTGAAATAATGTTATATGCCCAGGGACACGGGGACACCGAAGGGTATAAATACCACCCGTGCCCCTCCTCGTCGGACAGTTTATTGTCCCGCTTCCACTGTTGCCTAATCTATTTTTAACAAAATGGTCTACCGTCGCACCACCCCTTACCGCCGCCGGAGGCTTGGCCGTCGTCGACGGTACCCCGTCCGAAGGACGCGCAAGACCTTCGTCAGAAGGTCGGGCGTAAGGAAGCGTCAGACGACTCGAACACGTCGCGGTATTCTAAATATAACATCCCGGAAAAAGCAAGACAACATGGTTCCATGGCGTAGGGAGAATGTTACAGCAGCCGGCACCCTTGGAGGCTCCACTATCACCGCCGACGATCGTTATTGGGCCTTTGCTTGGGTCGCCACTGCTCGGAATGGCGATTATC